CCCGAGCGTATTCAGCATCGGCGACCAGCTCATGCTGAACTACAACGACGGCGCTCAGTCGTATGTGCTGCCGTGGGATGTCGTGCACTTCGGAAACGTGGAGCTGGAGGACGGCGAGACGGTACCGGGCATGTTCCTGCAAAGCCATTACGCCATGCAGGGCATACAGTTTGACGCCTCCGAGGCCATCTATGTGGCGGACGCGGCGATGCCCGCTGGAACGTATTATTTCATCATCGGCACCAACTGGGGCACCAACTGTCGCGCAGGGGATACCTTTTCCTTCACGACGTCGGTGGAAATCCCTGCCGGTGGGCAGGTTGTCATCGGCAAAAACAATGATTTCTATACCTGGGGCGCTCCGGATGTGGCGACGTCTAACTGGCGGGCCCATACGTTTGCCAGCGCCAGCAGCGTGACGCCGCTGGAAACAAATCTGGAATTGACCGCTGGCGCGACGGGAACGAATCTTGGCACGGTTGCCTCCAATATCGTCTATGGCAGCAGCAACCCCAACAACCTTCAAAGGGCGGCGTATGGCTACAACCGTTGGAGTCAGTCCGCAATGCGACAGTGGCTCAATTCCGTCGCGGCGGCAGGCGCGTGGTGGACGGCGCAGAACGTGTTCGACCGCCCGCCGCAGCAGTTGGCGACGGTGCGCGGATTCATGGCTGGCTTTGACGAGGCGTTTTTGAATATCATCAAGCCTGTCAAGGTGACTACGGCGCTGAACACGGTGACGGACACAGCCATCGGAACCAGCGAGGACACCTACGACACGTTCTTCCCAGCGTCGCTTGAACAGGAATACATCGTTCCGCAACTGGCGGGCGTCGAGGGCGAGTATTGGGAATACTGGAAACAGCGCCTTGGGCTTGAATCTCCTCAGAATACCGGCAGCGCCTATGCCAATGCTTTCCACATCAGGTACGCGTACAACGCAAAGACAAGTCCTCAGACCGTGCGCCTGCGGTCGGCGAGTCGCGGCTTCGCGTACAACACGTGGTATGTGAGCACCACGGGCGCCGCCAGCGGCAGCACCGCGACGAACGCGCATAGGCCCGCCCCGGCTTGCGTCATCTGCTAATCTGCCATCTCCGCCCCGCAAGGGGCGGGGCTATGAAAGGATGTGATGTATTATGTCTGTACCTGTTCCTCAGCGGGGCCATGGAGAGTTGGAGGTCAACACCAAGGCGCGGGCTTTGACGGTATATACCCTGCAGATCACGGAAAACGAAAAGTGGTTTCCGCAAAAACAGCAGAAGTATATCGAAAAGCTACAGGACTGCGCAATTGAGATACAGGCCCTTTGCTGGGAAGCCAACGAGATCAAGGTGAACGGAAGCATGGAACGATACAAGAGGCGCATTGATCTACAGGACAGGGCTGCGGAAAAATGCAATCGCATGACAATGCTGATTGAAACGGCGCAGCCATTGTTCCACCTTAAGACAAAGCGAGCCGTCTATTGGATCGGCATGACCGTTAGCCTGAGGAACCTGATCAGGGGATGGCGAGATAAGGATGTCACCCGCTTAAAGCCTCAAGGCGTTTAAGCGGATCACATCAGGGGCGTAGGCTGTACTCAGAACGTGCGCCTGCGGTCGGCGAATCGCGGCAACGCGAACAACACGTGGAATGTGAACACCACGGGCAACGCCAACAACAACAACGCGACGAACGCGAATAGGCCCGCCCCGGATTGCGAAATGTCGTGAAAAAACATCTTGCCATAGGTGAGACAGGAGCGACCATGACGCAAGGAGCCGAATCCCCGGCCTTGAAAGATAGGCAAAACAATACGATTGCGATGCCCAAGACTTGTTAGCCTGCATGGGCTGTAAACGCATGAGATTGATTATGAATATCAACGAAGAAAATGTGATTGGATTTGAAGCCCTATACGATTCGATGCTCAAAACAAAGAAAGGTGTACTTTGGAAGGATTCTGTTGCGGCTTACTATCATCGTGGTATAGAGCGTACCTCTCGGCTATCCCAACAGCTTCACGATGGAGAATATAAGGCAAGCCCGCCGAAGCACTTTTCGATTACAAGCCCAAAGCCTCGTGAAATTGCTTCGATTGCCTATCGTGATCGTGTATATCAGCGAAGTTTGAACGACAACGTTGTATATCCGATTATGACAAAAGGTTTTATATACGATAATTGGGCTTGCCAGACGGGAAAAGGAACCGACCCCGCGAGAGAACGCCTGAAGGAGTTTCTTCGAAAATACTATCGGAAACATGGTTTGTCGGGCTATGTCGCACAACTTGACATCAAGAGATACTACCCCAATATGCGACATGATGTTGCGGAAGCAAATTTTCGAAAGCATTTGCCAGAATGGGCGTATGAGAGGGTTGAAAAAATCCTGCACGAACAGTATTCGGGTGATATTGGTTACAATCCAGGAAGCCAACTTGTCCAGATTGCCGGGATTTCGATATTGAATGACCTTGACCATTACATTAAGGAGCGGCTTCACGTCAAGTATTACATTCGATACATGGATGATCTGATATTGATTCACCCATGCAAGGACGAACTTGAACGGTACAATGCATCTATCGAAAAAGAGATCAATAAACTCGGCTTCGATGTCAACCAGTCCAAGACCAGGATACATAAGCTGGATGAGGGAATTTCGTTCCTTGGATTCACATATTACTTGACGAATACCGGAAAGGTGTACATGATTGCAGACGCATCAAAGATCAAGACCGGAAGGAAGAAATACAGACGATTGGTGTCCAAAGCCAAGCGGGGGCTTGTGTCAAAGGATAGCGTGGATATTTCATTTCACACATGGATGAAGCATTTAGACCATGGCAACTCGAAACACCTGATCGACCGACTGACTAAGTACTATAACGGACTATGGGAGGAATGAAACATGGCTACGATTATCAGACGTGGTACGACACCGCAGGAACAGGCACTTCAAGACAATTCCATCGCACAGGCAGAGAGTGCAGCCAATACAACTGCAATCGCGTTTGTCGTGCTTGCGGAAAGCGGCGCAATCGACGAAGTGACCGCGACAGAGCATACAGACGTCTTCGCGGAGTGGGAGCCGAACGTCAGATATGGTCTCGGAAACCTGCGAACCTATGAGAACGTGTTATACAAGTGCGTGCAGGCGCACACGTCCCAGGCTGACTGGACGCCTCCGGTAACTCCTGCCCTGTGGGCGAAAGCGGGAGACCCTGCCGAAGAGTGGCCTGAATGGTCGCAGCCCATAGGCGCGCATGACGCATACGCGGCCGGGGACAAGTGCTCGCACAATGGCAAGCATTGGGTGAGCAATGTGGATGGAAATGTGTGGGAGCCGGGCACATATGGCTGGACGGAACAAAGCGATTAATTGGACCTTCATAATCAGTATCGAAGCGAGGTATATGGATGAAGCGGGCTATTGTCTTGGATTCCGGCGATCTGAAGGGAATACTGGCCGAATATTTTGGCGTCAAGCCGGAGGATGTCATCAAGAGCCAATATAGTTATACCGTCGTGACGGAAGACGATGGCGCCTATAAAAACGGAACAGGGAGTGATACCGATGAACGAGGAGCAGCTTCATAAGATTCTTGAGAACCAGGCGCGGATGGAGGAACAGATCAAAACGCTGTTCCAGCAGCAGGCGGACATCAAGGAACTGACGGAGACGGTGCATCGGCTTGCCACGGCGCTGGAAAAGCAGGGCATGGCTCTGCAAACCACTGAGAAGAAGGTGGACAGCGTGAAGAACGACGTTGACGAGATCAAGAGCAAGCCGGCGAAGCGATGGGACGCTGTCATTGCGGCGGTGATCTCCGGGATCGTGATGTTTCTGCTGGGGCACTTTGGAATGAAGTAAGGAGGTATGAAGGATGAAGAGGTTTGCTTTTGCGATGATGGCCATTTTGGTCATGCTGGCGGTGTTTGCCGTGACAGCGTGCGCGGCGGAGGCCATCGAGGTCGCCGCGGACGTGGCCCAGGGTGTAGGCGCGATTGAGCAGGTGGCGGAGAGCGGCGGTGGCACAATCCCAACGGAGCCGTTCACATGGCAGGCGCTTGGGACGATTGCGGGATGCACGGCGTTCGCGCTGCTGTTTGTGCAGCTCATCAAGGCGCCGCTGGACAAGGTATGGAAGATTCCGACAAGGCTGCTGGTGTATATTGTGTGCCTGGTGCTGATGCTGGCAAGCGCGGTGTTCAGCGGGGACGGGCTGAGCTGGAACACAGCGCTGCTGGCTGTGGCGAACGCGGTGATTCCCACGCTGTTGGCGATAAAGACGTATGAGTTGACGTTTGGGAGGAAGGACAGATAACTGATAGCAGCAGGTGTTAGCAGTAGTGTTAGCAACCTATCTCAATTTCTCCAAATTTACGGCCACTTTGGGGATTGAACGGGTTGGAATTGTGAAGTGAGTTGAGATAGAGAAAAGTCCCGAAAACGCTGTGTTTTCGGGACTTTTTGTGGTCTGGGTGGAGAGATTTGAACTCTCGGCCTCTTGAACCCCATTCAACGACGAATGCCGTATTTACAGGGGTTATGAGGGTGTTTGTTAGCAGTATGATAGCAATAAATCCATGGTTCCGGGTGTGGATTTATGTTAGCAACAGGCGTGAGCAGCGGCGCGTTCTTGAAAGAAACACAAAGATTTTCA